GGCCCAAGTGCATCCGCGTCGGTCATGACGGAGCGGAGGTCGTTGTAACTGAGCATCCCGACCAACCGGAGGTCTCCGTCCACGACTGGAAACTCGGTTTGGTTGCTGGTCCCGATGGCCCTGACCAGCTGCGGTACAGTGGCGGTTTCACCGATGACGTCGGCATTCGCATTGTAACATCCGCGGACCTTGAGACGTTCGAGGATCGCGGTGTCTTGCCCATGGCTGATAGACTCGCCGCGACGGGTCAACCACGCCGAATAGATGGAATCGGGATAAATGCGTCGTGCGGTTATGAACGCAATCGCCCCGGTCAGCATCAAGGGGAGAATCAAGGCGTAGTCGCTCGTCATCTCGAAGACGATCATGACCGCGGTGAGCGGTGCGTGCGTGGCGGCGGCGACGAGGCCAGCCATGCCTACCAGGCGCGGCGAGCCGAGATGATCGCGGCGGGGGCCTCGGAGGAGGATATGGACGCCCTCTTCGGCGAGTCGGGGGAGCAGCTCGCTCAGACACTTCCGCTCGAGAACCATGAGGTCGAGCTCCCTGACGGGCGGGTTATTGCGGATTGGCCTTGGATAATCACGCCAGACTTTGTCAATGTGCTGGCGGTGACCGACGTATTTATTTTGCCGCTGGCTGAGAACCTTGACCGCCTGTGTTTTCAGCTCTCAAAACAATGCCATCTTGGTTTGTATCACATTGAACAGTCAATAAACCGTTTGTACTAGCACTAGACGTGCCGACTAAGAGCCTGCCCGAGCTGTCAACTTTTACTTGTTCGGTTCCGCCAGTAACAATACTGACTTCATCCGTTCCAAATTGGAGACCTGTGTCGGCGTCTCCTCCCGTAATACCTGGATTTGCGGTGGTATTAGTACCGTCAATACGAATAGACATAATTAAACAATTACCCAAGTAGAACCAGATGGAACGGTGACAACAACGCCACTATTAATAGTAATAGGACCAGCACTCATAGCGTTTTTGTTTGAAGTAATAGTGTAGCTAGTGGTTACAGTTTGATCATTTTCAAAGAAGACTTGATCATTACTACCACCCATTGCACCACCTGCAAAACCCCAGCTCATAACACCACCAGTGGTAGAAATAAGAGCTTTACCGGATACGTCAGGTACACCTGTAGGAAGGGTTAAGCTATAAGAACCTGCATCACCAAGAATATCTGCATGAAGAGGTGCTTGAACAGTTACACCGTGGGTATTCTTTTCACAATTAAGGACAAGCTTACCTGTGTTATCAGCAGCATCATCTTCGTTACCAAGAACAACGACACCACCAGTACCACCTGGATCCAAGTTAATAGGACCGTCAGCAGTGCTAGTAGTGATGCTACTACCTTGAACGTCAAGATCACCACCAAGTTGTGGTGTAGTATCTTCTACAACATTGTTAATAGAATTGTCATCTACATACTTCTTAGTAGCTGCATCTTGGTCATCAGTTGGATCAACAACGTTAGTAATTTTATTGGTTTGTACGTTGACATCACCCGTAGCATTAAGCTTTAGATCACCAGCACTATCAGTAAGTTGATTGCCGTTCATATCAAGTGGAGCACCAAGTTGTGCATTACCACTCAAGTCAACGTTCAAAGTGCTAAGGTCTACCTGGAAAGCACCAGCATTAACACTAAAGCTACCAGTCTGTTGATCAACAACAAAGAAACCTCCAAGGCTAAACTTACCTTTGTGGTCAGTAATAGCAGACCAAACCTTACCGTCGTTTAGTTCTTTAACTTGGTTAGCATCAATTGGTACACCACCATTCTCAGGCAATGCACTGTAGTTAGTACCACTACCAACATACTCCATCGTATGACCGCTAGAAGCAATCATAGAACGAAGGTAGAACGACACAGCAGCATCATCACTGACTGCACCATTAAGACCAAGGTTGCTTGAAGCGTCGTTAGGATCAGGGCGGCTGATTGTTACTGTCCAACCATTACCTCCTTCACTATCAACACGTGCAACAGCACTAAGCACAGGATAAGTAACACCATTCACTTCAACAAGCATGTTGTCTTGTGGACGGGTTGCATCACCATGCCAACCAGCTGCAGCAACAGGTTCGTTGATGTTAAAGGTAATGTCATTATCAGCTGCTGCAAGGTCTACATTAGAAGTAAACACAGCAGAAGGTGAACGACCATCAGCAATCAAAGAGAACCGACCAAAGTCAGAAGTAGAAGCTGCAAGGTTAGCTTGACCACCATTGATACAAGCAATATGGAAATGGTTAAAGAATGCATAGCTAGAAGTTGCTTGCACGTAACCATTATTGGTAACAAAGATACCAGGACCATCTAGTCCAACATGGGTGTAGCTATCACACACCATAGAACGTAGTGGAGAGGTGCTAGCAACAGTAGAACCGTCAACAAGCAAACCACCACCAGTTGGTGCAGAATCGGTATCACCACCGCCACCACCAGCAGGTGTGATTGCATTCAAGTTAGTGTTGTCAATCTCAGAGTCAGAGAAGTTAGTACAGTTCTGAATATAAGGAGATTTGAAGATTTCAGCACCACTATAGAATGCAAAGTTCCAACCTTGAGTAGGTGGCAAACCGTGAGTAGCATCAGTATAAAGTGAACCTGCAGCACCACGTGTACCGCTTGCCTTCATACCAGTCAGCGTCAGGTTAGCGATGTAAGAACCACTGTTAAGTTCAAACAACGTATTGGTTTCAGTTGCTTGAGTTGGGTGTACAATACAGCTACGAAGTGCTTGACCAATAATAGAAACGTTCTTCTTTTGGATCTGGATAGGTGCAGCTTCTTGATACACACCAGCAGCAACAATAATAACACTACCATCACCATAGGTAGCATCAGCGTTGACTTGGTTTACAGCTGCTTTAATAGTAGCTTTAGGGCGGCTGATGCGGTGACCGTCGTTAGCGTCATCACCACTGGTTGCATCAACATAGACAACCTTAGGTTGGTTAGTAAAGGTACCACCAGAAGTGATACCAACCCAAGCACTACCATTCCAAACAGAAAGGGTTAGGTCATCATCAACGTCAACCCAAACACGACCTTTACCGACACCATCTGTAGGTGTTGGAGCAGTGTTTTGTACGTAGTTTTCAAAACGACGAATAGCAGCAGAAGCAGTGAAGATCTTATCGTCACCACCAGCAAGAGTATAATCTGCTTCTTGATCAGCTAGTTGAACCTTATCAGCATCTTTAATCCTGTCAAAGTCAACAGAATCAGCAGAGATACCAAGGGTTACTTGACCACCACTACCAGTTTTATTAAGACCAGTACCGTCAACCAAGATGTCAGTTTCGATAACATGGTCAACAAAGTCTTTGACAGCACCAGTGGTAGGTACAGCAACATCATCGTCAGGCATGACATCAGATGCTGCAGCTAGTTCTGCTTTAGTAAAGGTATCGTTTACTTCATCTTGGAAGCGCTGATCCAAGGCAGCAGTGGTTGCAATAGTCAAGTCATCACTACGCCAAGTATCAGCTTGATAGATTGTATTATCAAAACGATCCCAATAGTTATCTAGCAAATACTGATAAACTTCTTCAGGAACATCTTGACAATTAGATTCTTGAATTGCATAACGAAGTTGTTCAAAGTTCCTGTTAAGGTCATTAGAACGAATGGCTGAACCAGGGTTGAACAAAGCACGTATGTCGTCAATATTAGTAATACGACGGATCCGTACGTTGTCAACTGTAGGCTCACCAGGATCAGTTGGCGCAGTAGGTGGTGGTGGAGCACCGCTAAGATCTCCATTTGGATCTGTAAACTTTACAACAGTAGGGTTAGCATCTTCAATTTCCCAAGGGTATGTGCCATCAGTCGTGAGCTTTTCGTCCCATTCTTTAGTTGTAGCGTTCCAAAAGTAAACGTGAATTTCAGATTTAAAAATATACGGGAAGTCAAAAGAAAACTGTGTCTTTGACCCGTCTCCAGGTTGAATTGTTTGTACGTCAGTACACGACATAATTAGTCACGATTGTTAATTACGGATTTGGGTGAACTTTTCTAATGCAGGGATTCTACCTGCTTCTGCTGATGCTTCAGATGCTGCAGCGGCTTGACGGCGTGCTTCAATAGCTATACGCATATCACTATCTAATGCACTAAACGCAAGCTTTTCAGCGTCACGTAAAGCGACACCAAGATCATAATGTACACGATCAAAATCATCTAAAGAAGTTTCTTCAGAACTTACTCCATATTTACGTGCTTCACGCAAACGTTCGATAGTATTACGTGCTGTAGCAGAGCGGCTAATAGCAGCAACTTGCTTTCGGAAATACCCTTGTTCACCCATTAAACGGAATAGCTCTGATCGTTCTGCAGGTTCCAGTTTAACACCTTGACGTTGTTTAAACGTAGTTGCAATGTCAAACTCAATATCTTGCAAGAACTTTTCTTCAGCGCTTTGTCCAGGGTAAACTTTTATTGGTGAGTAAGCATTCCAAAGACGTGTAGCTAAGTTATATTGATTAGGAACTTTACCTGTTACAGGGCTGTAGATGTAAGGTAGACGATTACTAGGATCAAGCACACCAGCAACTTGGTTGCGGTTTGCCATATGAGCTTGGATTTCGTCATCAACAATCTTCAAGCCACCATCCAACACACGACCCATCTCATTCCTTAGTCCACCAAGTGGTCCAAGAGAGTTAATCATACCTGCTGCAAATCTATTAGCTTCAAACGAGTTACCCGAAGCAAGCTCAACCAATGGTCGCAATGAAGAAACAAGCGCTTGATTGGTTATAGAACCACCAAGAATAAAAGCAAGTTTTTCAAATGCATTTTCTGTTGCACCTTCACCAATCATGTCAAAGTTGTCCGCAGTATTAACTACTGCAGCAACCCAGTTAGCAAGACCAGGACCAAGAATGGTTTCGTAATTAACACGTTTGTTACCGATTTTAACGGTACGACGCTCCCAATCACTGTTTGCTTGACGAGATCTTTGTGCACTACGATCATAAAGACCGTCACCAGTAATGTCTAGTTTACCTAGCATCAATCCAGTGACAAGGGTTCCTGTGATAAATGTACCAATTGCTTTCTTACCAAGTGTTTTATTTTTAAGATCAACAATAGTATCCAGCTTAATAGATTCGTCCATCTGACTAACGTTAAACCCCCGACTTGTCAGAAGAGAATCCATTAGTTCAGGATTAGCCGCTAGATCATCTAGAGATGTAAAAGCTAAATCATTGACATCTTTCTGGAAGCTTTTCAAAGGAAGCGGCATGTAATCGTCAGACTGCTTGACAATGTTCGCCATAGTGGTGGGGAACAGGAAGAACATACGTGCAAGCGGTACATGACGCAGAAACTCGTTCAAACTCTTCACCAT